CCCCCGACCTGCACCACAAGAGTCGGCAGGGTCACGACGACAAGCCCGCTTCCATGCTCGGACCCGTCGTTCGTGCTGTGTTGGTCGCTACCATTTGCGTGGCGGCCACGAGTTCTTGCAGCGAGGCCAGCATGCTGGTTTCGCCGTAGGACCCGGCTGGCTCGGGCGCCGTGAATGCCGCGTCGCCGAGGTTGAGCTGAGCGCCGTACTGTTGATCGAATCGAGCGAGGTCAAGCTCGGCCTGCGTTTTCTGCCTATCGAGCTCATCTGTGACACCGGTCGCTGCGTTCAGAGCTCCTGCACCACCACCGATGGCCTTCTGAAAAATGTTCGCGTCGCTGCCTACTCCTCCGAATCGCGATTCGTACGCAGCCGTGCTCGCCGAGTTGGCTACCGTGATCAGGCGATTACGGCGTTCCGTGAGCAATTCCGTATCAGTCTTCTGGACCGGGCCAAGGGTTGAGCCCTCGAGTGCAGCGATCTCTGCATCGATACTTGCCTTCGCTTTCTTTCCTCGAGCGCCCTTCTTCTGCTCTTGTAGCGCGGCGATCTTCGATGCCTTGTCGGCGTCGAACTTGGCCTTCTCGGCCATGGTCGCATCACGCGAAAATGATGTATTGCCCTGCTCCTCCTCGACAGATTTGATCTTGTCTTCGTACTTTGTAAGCGATGCTTGCGCTTGGTCGAGCACGATGTTGAAGGCCACGATGCCGGCGCTGGCGGCAGCAAATGCGATAGGTAGTGCGCCGACAAAAGACTTGAGCCCGCCTCCAAGCTTCGATGTCTTGGTCATCGCTCCGCCCTGCTCGGTGACGGACTTGGTCAGCGTGTTGGTCGATGTCGTGAGCTTCGCGTTGCCCAGCTGTGTGAGAGCGGAAATGGTCTGCCACATCGAGTAAGCGCTGACCAAGCCAGCTACTCCTTTCGATGCAACTACCGTCCCGACTGCGAGCTTGGCAATCGTGGAAGCGGTGTTTGGGTTCTCAGCGGCCCATTCCCGCATACTCGTGATGATCGGAACGACGGCATTGGAAAGGTCGAGCAGCACCGGAACAAGTTGCTCGCCACCTTGGATTTTGAGCAGCTCCCACTGAGCCTCGAGCTTCTTGCTCTTTTGCGAAGCCGTGTCGGCCATCTTCGCGTAGGCCTTGTCTGCTGCGCCCTCCTTGTTCTCCATGTCAGAGAGAACCGACCGATATTCGTCCATTCCGCTGATTAGATTGCTGATCGCCGCTCGAGCCTCCGACGAGTCGAAAAGCTTCGCGAGGGTGTTCTCGTCGAAATTCTCGGCCGCGCGCAGCTTGAGCAGAAACTCTTCCATACCGCCGGCTGCTTCGACTCCGGCGACCGAGAAGTCGATACCGAGTCGCTTCGCTTCCTTGCTTGCACCCTTAGTCGGCTTCTGTAGATTGCTGAACGCAGCCTTGAGTGAGGTCGCAGCCTCCTTCGCGTTTGGCAGGCGCGTCGACAACACGGCAAGTGCCGCATTAGTTTCGTCGAGCGACAGGCCCGCTGCCGCTGCCGAGCTCGCCACGTTGGGCAGCGCTCGCGCCATCTCCTCAACGGTTGTCTGGCCACGCTGCACCGCCGTGAACAGAGAGTCGGCGGCCTGGCCAGCGTCAACACCCTGGTCCTTGAAATTGGCAACCGACTTCGAGATCGCCAACACGGCCTCCTCCTGAGTCGCCACGCCGCCGATCGCCAGCTTGTTCGCGGCATTCAGCTGCGCTTGCGCGTCTGCGGCATTCGTTGCGCCAGCGGAGACGATCGAATAGAAACCCTTTACCTGGTCGGTTGGAAGACCGCCGAATTCCTCAGCGGCCGCCTTCGTGATCTGCTGGATCTGGTCGATCGGAATGTTGTTTGTCAGCGTGCTGACCTCTACAACAGCCTTCTCGTAATCCTTGAATGCGTCGAATGAACCGCGGATTCCTTGCTCGACCCGCGATCCGAATTGCTCAAACTCGCCGCCGGCGACAGCAAGGTTCTCCGCGAACTCGAGCTTCCCGAACGGGCCCATCTTCTGGCGGGCGGGCTTCGTGGGGTCGTCACCCAGCGAGGACTTGGCTGCGCTGCGAGCTGCTCGTCGTCGGCGGGCCGTGATCTCGCGCTGCGTCTCGATCTCTTGCAGCTGCGCGGCGCTGAGCGTGTCGAGGTTCTTGGCCGACCGCTGCGACGCGCGGACGCGTTGCTGCCCAGCTCGCGCGAGCATGGCCACCTGTCGCTCGGCGTCGCGGGACTCCTGCCTATTGCTCCGCTCGCGCGACCGCTGAGCCGACCGCATGGCCTTGTCGAAGCTGGTAGCGGTGTCTCGCCCGCCCCCGCCACCACCGGCGGCTCGCGTTGCGCCACCGCCTCGACCGCGGCCGGCTGCACCCAGCGCACCGAGGGACCCGCTGCCGAGCCCGCCCATCGCCGCCTTGGCGCGGCCCAGCGACTCGGCGAACCCGTCGGCCAGCTTGGTCGATGTCGTCAGCCACTTGTGGACACCCTTGTCCTTCGCCTTGGCTTGGAGGATGACGTTGATCGTGGCCATCTATCGTCGTCGTCCGAGTAGTGCCGCGAGAACGGCTGCCTGTGCGTGCGCGTTGGCGTGGGCCGTGCGTGAGCGTTGCTGCTCGGCCGCGAGTGCGTGAGCGGTGATCTCGTCGAGCGTCAGGTCTTCGATGTCTTCGGGGCGCCAGCCGTAGACGTGGAAAAGAGTCGAGCACCGATGGCGGAACTCTGCTGCTGAGTTGCTTTTTTTTTGACGAGCGCCTCGAAGGCATCCCAGGCGCACACGGCATCCTCGGGACGAAGCGCGAGCATCTGCCCGAGCGCTCGGTCGCAGGCCTTGGCGAGCGCCAGCAGGCGCCCCTTCCATTGGGTCTCGCGCGCGGCCGTGCCCGTGTGCATGCGGATATGACCCGCGCGGATGGGGCCGATCGTCAGGACCCCCACCCCAGGCGTGCGACAGCGGACGCGCGCGATGTCCCCGTCTACCTCGGTGAGCAAGGCCTGAGCGACCTCGATCCACGCGATCTCGGGCACACCGCTGAGTGCCTGCTTGCCGCCGCCGTCGAAGTAGATCTCTCGGCACAGGTCGGCCGCGTCGCGACCTCCGGCCTGCATGCACAACGCTATCCCGCCTTCGACATCGCCAGGGTCCATACGCCATTCGATCGTGTCGAGGTCAATCCCCGTGGTCTTGGCAAACACGGCGTGCATGAATAGGTCGGACCCGAATTGACGCACGCAGAGATCCCCGGCCGTGAATCCGCGGATCGTGATCTTGGTCGGCCGCTCGTCTTCGGACTCCTGGATCTCTCCGCCGTCGGGGGCCATGCGAGACGCGATCGGGACCAGGTCGACTTCGTACGGCTCGAGCGTGTCGGCTGCTGGCGTCGCCACCGTGCTGACCGCGTTGGCGATCGCAAACCATCCTCGGCCGCCGTCCTCGAGCTGCTCAAGCTGCTGCAGCAAGTCGCCGTCCTCGTCGACCGGGCACACCGATCGGAACGCGGCGTAGAGCTGTGCGGCATCGGCCACGCGCTCAGCTGCCCTTCTTGGTCTGGATGACCTGCTTGCCGTTGTACGTGATCGCCACGTCGCCCGACCCACCCGAGAACGACGGAGGGTCCGTGTTGAACGCAGAACGCATCAGCCACTCGTCGCCGGTGTCGGTCTGGACGCGAATGTCGACGTTGACGGCGGTGAACACCTCGACGATGTCCGTCCCCGCCTCGACCGCGCAGGTGATCGAGATCTCGGCGGCGGTGCCCTGCCGCGTCGAGCCCACGACTTCCTGCCCCGCAAGCACTGGCGTGTTGGTGAAGCCGCCGAAGTTGATCGAACCGGTCCCGTCCTTGACCAGCACCTTGCGAGTGCCGATCACCAATGCTCGAATATCGCTGATGAGCCTGGCCATGGATTACCCCTGCACGCTGAAGGCGGTCACGATGTCGATCGTGCCGGTGTTGACGTAGTTGGTGCCCGGGATGGGCGGGCTGGTATTGATGGTCAACTCGTTCGCGCCCGAGCGCACGACCTCGAGATTGGCCTCGTAGTATTCGGCGTTGTCCGTCCACGCGCGCGCCTGGAAGACCTCGCGGTTGAGCGAAATCATCACCTGCCGGACGCCTTCGGGATCGATGACCTGATCGGCGGTGTCGATGTCGTATTGCACCGCACCGATGTCGTTGACCAGCGTCTTGCCGATGTAGGGCTGGAGCGCGGTGAGCTGGAGCTGGCGGATCTCGGCAGCGGTCAGCTTGGTCTCGGCGTCCTGGAAGATCTCCGAGGGCTGGCCGAGACCGTTGGTCTTGTACAGCGTCACCATCCGCTGCACGCGAGGCCGACTACCCACGTAGTGGAAGGTAGCGATCCCACTCGACAGCAGCGTCTGCTGGTCGGATGGCTGGAGGTACTCGGTCTCGTCGGGCGCGATCAGGCCGGGGATGTCGAGATCGTAGAGCGTCAGCTTCGGGTTCTCGATGGTCGCCCGCAGACCCGCGACTCGAGCTGCCCACGTCCACGGGTTCGCCGGGACGTAGGGGTCGCCGAAGATCGTGATGTGCTTGGTGTCCTCGCCGAGACCGAGCGTCGCCAGGTTGCCAACGGAGTCGCGCCGACCGATGAACGCGTGACCGTCGATCTGTCGCGACTCGGTCCACCGATCGTCGAGCTCGGCGATCGCGGCCGTGAGGTTGAGGGCAGCCGTGTCGGGCAGCACCCAATACTTGTAGCGGGTACCACCGAGCACAGCGATCGCTGCGGCGAGGTCTGGATCGCCAGCTCCGCTCGCCATCGCGACAGGCGTGGCCGTGACCCCTGGCGTGTTCTGCAACACGCGGAACCGGACCTGGTTGCCGTGCGCTCCGATGCTGCGAGCGGTCAACGTCTGCACGGCTACGAGCACGGTGCTCGTCACGTGCAAGTCGAGATAGACGTTGACCGCGGCGTCGGCCGAAGCCGCGATCGTGGCCGCGGTGTCGCCGATGGCGACCGGCACGACAACCGACTGGTCCTCGACCTGCAGGATGATCGGCGTCGCCGTGGTCGCAGCGCCGGCGTAGGTGAGCGTGCCCGTCGCGGCAACGCCGGCCGGGGCCGCCATCAGCACGAGCGTCACGTCGGCGCTGCGGTTGGCTTGGAAGACGCCGGCAACTTCTTGGTGTGCCTGCGACCCGCGACCCGCGTAGTCCGCCGCTCCGTCTGCCGAGAACACTCGTGTCGGGGTGTTGACCGCCAGCGACCCCGCCGTCGTCTTGATCCCGAACACGAGGATCTTGTTCGCCGTGAACAGCGAACCCGTCCTCAAGTCGCTGATTGTGTAGCGTCCGCCTGGTACCAAGATGCTCATTGCTCGTCGCCTTTCTTGCTGCTGCGATCAGCCTTGGGTGGGCCCACGGGCTTGCCCGGCTCGACCAACACGACCGACCCCTCGTTGAGCCGACGCTGCCAGTACGACCCGTCCGCGCCCTCGAGCGAGACCTCGGCACCTTCGGCCGGCAGGACACGCCGTCGACCGCCGACCGCCGTAGGGTACGGAACCATCGCCGGCTGTAGGCCGCGGCCTACGTCGACCATCGCGGGCTTGATCTGAATTCGCTTGGGTGTCTTGGCCATCATGTCACCTGGAACAGAACTTCGTCGCCGTTGGGGTCGCCCGGGTATTCGTCGGTGCCGTTGATCAGGAGCAGCA